CAGCTCTATCAGTTGCAGACGCAGACTAATAACTAATACTGGGGAGGCCCTTCGGGGCCTCTTCACAAATTAGAGGATTTAAATGGCAAGTGGAGATACAAATGTTTCAATCTGTAACCAAGCATTAATATTACTGGGTTCAGATACAATTTCGTCTTTTAGTGATGCAAGTAATGATGCATCAACTATCTGTAATAACATCTATGATACAGTTAAGAGACAAGCACTATCTTTATATCCCTGGTCCTTTGCTTTAACAAAAGTACAACTTTCTAGATCTTCAACTATACCTATTAATGAATGGTCATACCAATATGATTTACCATCTACTTCTGTATCTGGTACACCATTACAAGTTTATAATTCAAGCTCTACAAGAATATTACCAATTCAAAATTACGAAATTTTATATACTGGCTCTGGTCCAACTATAGCTACTAATGAAGAAACTATTTATGTTGATTATATAACTTCTGCAATTACAGAAGGAGTAATGCCCTCATATTTTGTTCAGCTACTCGTTTATATGATGGCATGGCATCTAGCAGAACCAGTAACAGATCAAATAACTAAATCTGATTATTGGAGAAAAGTAGCTGTGGGTACGGAAAGCGAAAATGGAAGGGGTGGGTATTTTCGACAAGCAACTAATATTGACGGAAGAGGAAAACCAAATTACGCAATAGTGGATTTCCCATTAACAGATGTTAGAGACTAATGAGCAGAGCTGTAACAATTCAATCAAACTTCACAACTGGAGAACTAGATCCATTATTAAATTCTAGGATTGATATTAATCAATATTATAATGCTCTTGATAAAGCTCGTAATGTTTTAATCCAACCACAAGGTGGTGCTGTTCGTAGACCAGGATTAGAATATATTAGTACAATTCCATCTGCTGCTAATCCACAAAATGGATTAAGACTGGTCCCTTTTGAATTTTCAACTACTCAAAGTTACATGATGTTATTTGTTAATAATAGAATGTATGTTTATAAAGATAAAGAATTAGTAACTAATATTAATGGATCTGGTAATGATTATTTAACTACTACAATTCAAAGCTCATACTTAGCTAATTTAGATTATGCTCAATCTGCTGATACATTAATTGTAGTACATGAAGATATGCAACCAGTACAAATTACTAGAGGTGCAAGTGACAGCTCCTGGACAATTACAAATATTACTTTTGATTACATACCTCAGTATGCATTTACTATTACAACAACTGCTGGAGGTCATTCTTTAACACCTACTGAAGTAGATGGTAATATTAAAATTAGTGCTGGTGGTGGAGCTTTTACTTCTGCTGATGTAGGTCAGTATGTAGAAACTAATGATGGAATAGGCAGAGCAAGAATAACGGGATTTATTTCATCAAGTGAAGTAGAGGCTATTGTTGAAATTCCATTTTTTAGTACGGATGCAGTTGCATCTGGATCTTGGTTTATAGAGAGTGGTTACGAAGATGCCTGGAGCTCATCTAAAGGATGGCCACGAACTACAACTTTTCACCAGGGTAGATTATATTTTGGTGGATCTAAGTCTAGACCTAATACAATCTTCGCATCTAGAGTTGCAAGGTTTTTTGATTTTAATCCCGGAGAAACTTTAGACGATGATGCTATTGAGGCTACTCTAGCAACTGATAGTGTTAATGCTATTACTGGATTATTTGCTGGTAGAGATTTACAGATCTTTACTAAAGGTGGTGAGTTTTTTATTTCTCAAGCATCACTAGATCCTATTACTCCAAACAATATTGTAGTTAGTACAGCAACAAGAAGAGGAGCTAGAGAAGGTATAAAACCCGTTGGTGCTGAGAGTGGTACATTATTTATTCAAAGAGCTGGTAAAGCTCTAAGAGAGTTTTTATTTAGTGATGTAGAATTATCTTATATCTCTAATAATATTTCTTTACTATCTTCTCACTTGCTAAGAGCCCCATCTGATATGGCCCTTCGAAAAGCAACTTCGACTGACGATGGGGACTTACTTATGATTGTTAATGGCAGCGATGGATCTTTAGCAACTTATTCTATTCTAAGAGGACAGAATGTTATTGCTCCATCTTTATCAACTGTTGATGGTGAGTTTGTAAAAGTAGCTGTTGATGTTGATCAAATTTATTTTGTAATAAAAAGAACTATAAATGGATCTACTGTTTATTATGTAGAGGCATTCAATGATGATAATACAACAGACAGTAATGTTTTATTAACGGGTGCAAGTTTACCTGGAACAACAACTGTAACTGGTTTAAGTCATTTAGAAGGTGAGACTGTAAAAGTTATTGCTGATGATCTTATGCAATCTGATAAAGTAGTATCTTCCGGGCAAATCACTTTAGATAGTGTCCCAACATCTTATGTAGAAATAGGATTAGACTTTACAACAGAAATTAAAACTTTACCGGTGGAATTAAAATTATCTAGTGGTAATGTAGTAGCACAGAAAAAAAGAATAGTAGAGGCAACTGCAAATATGTACTTGACACAAAATTTAACATTGAATGGAAATGATTTTAGTTTTACTGCTGGTGATTTTTATACTGGATTAAAAAGAAGAAAACCTATTTTAGGTTATGACAGACGAGGGCAGATGACATTCTCTCAATCTCAGCCTTTGTTTTTTACATTATTGGGAGTTGAATTTAAAGTGAGTGTAGGACAGTAATGGCATTTCCTTGGGCAGCAATAGCAGTAGCAGCATCAGCCGGTAAAGCATACGCAGCATACTATGAAGGTATGGCTAAGAAAGCATACTACGATGCCCAGGCTGATATGAAACTTCTACAGTACAAAGATAAAAGAATTGAAAGTAAAGAGGCCGGAGTAAAAGTATTAGAAGAAACTAACAAAGCTCTATCATCAATTATAGCTAAAGGTGCTGCTGGTGGAATATTAGTTGATGAAGGAAATATTTTAGTTGCTCAACAAGTCTCATTAAGAAATGGAATAGAAGATTTTAATGTTGCACAAATCAATCAAGAGATAATGCAAAACTTAGGAATAGTAGAATTTACTAATTTAAGAGCTGCTGGTAAGGCTGCTAAACAAGCTGGAATAATGAGTGCAATATTTGGGTTTGGTACAGATATGGCAACATTAGGACAAACGGGAGCATTTGATAAGAAATAATAATTATGGCAGAGAGAAAAATATATCAAGGTGGATTAGTTAGATCGGTAGGAATACCGAGTGTTTCATTTGCTCAATACCAAGAGATGGCAAGTGGAGCTAATACTATGCAAAGAAAATTAGATAGCCTGGTTAACTTTGCTATTAAGAAAGAAGAGAAGGTTCAAATAGAAGAGGCTAAGACTTATGCTGCATCTAATCCTATTACTGTAAACGATTATATAAATGCATCACCAGTCGAAAGAGAAAAATTAGTAGGTGGTAATAAAGATACAAGTTATGGCCAAACTGTAAGAGCAACACAATTATCATTCCTATCTACTGAGATGGCTATCAAAGCTCAGAAAGATTTCATGTCATTAAAGATTGAGGCTAACACAACTAATATGCCTTTAGATGAATATGAAAATCAACTTAATGCTATTGTACAAGGTTATAGTGATGCTGTATTAGATGTAGATGCAGAGGCAGCAATAACTGTTAAAGCTGATCTAGCAAGTAAAGCTAGTGCTTACTACTCATCTTACTCAGATAAAATTGTTAAAGATTATAAAAACTTAACTGATAGTACCACACTTATTTTTGGTGATGAATTAGTTGATACTATACCAGATGAAATGTCTAAAGGTCATATTGTTACTATTATAGGTGAAGATGGTACAGCTCAACAAGTTGGTATTGATGAACATTTAAATTTATTAAAAAATAGATACAGACTTCAACTACTTGGTAAAGGAATGAAGAAAGAAGATTTTGTTAAGTGGGAAGGAAAGTGGGATGCAAAAGTATTACAAACTAAAAAGAATATTTTATTTGGTGAGTTTGTAGATAAACCAGAAAATCTTACAAGTGCTACTTCAGCAACTAAAATTTGGAAACAAGTACAAAATGGTAATTTCAATGATAATAAAAAACTCCAGACTATATACAATTCACTTGATGAAAATGAACAAGCTGAATTTAGAAATAGTGTAAGAGAATGGAAAAACAATCGTATTAAATCTATTGAAGATAATGAGAAAGCATTTGATTTAGATATTAAAACAAAGAAAGATGATCTTGAAATTAAATACTTAGAGGCTGTAAGAAATAAAGATTTTGGAACTGCTAATGCAATAGTAGAAGAGGCTAAAGGTGTAGATACAGATCTATACAAAGATTTACTTACAGATATTCAACAAGACAAAGAAGATGGTGATTTCTTAGATCCTTCAGTTATGTCTAATCTTGATGATATGTTATTTAGTGGAACATTATCAATGTCAGAAATTAATTATGCTTATGATAATAATGCAATCAGCATTGATCAAAAGAGAGATCTTAAATCTAAATTATTAATTAAGAAAAACGAAGAGTACAGAGCAGCAGAAAAGTATATGAGAAATTCTTTTGGTTTTCCAGAGGCTGGAATGATTACATTAGATAGAGATACTAAAGTTGCATTTGAACAATTTAGAAATGCGTCTAATCAAATTATGGATTATATGAGAGCTAATCCAAACGCAACAGCAAAAGATATTATGGCAGAGGCAAAAGCAATTACTGGTAATGTTAATGAGGCTAGAGATATTGATAAAGAAATCAAAACAATTAAAAAAACAATTACAAGTGAAAAAGGTGACTTTGGATTAAAAGGTAGAGCCTGGACAAGATACTTTAAAAAATTCTACAGTCCAGAGTACAAGAATATTGCAGATGATTTTATTAATACTCCAGGTGGTATTGATGCATTAATTGTTGAATTAGAAGAATTAAAAGAATTAAAACCAGGTGTTAAATATAAAGTAACCGAAGATATGGTTACATCAGAAGGTGGATTTTTTGATGATAAATTTGAAAGACCTAGAGGTATTACAAATCAACAAATCAATTTATTAATAGAGGAGCTTAACGCATTAAGAAAATTATATGAGTAATATTGATAATATGTTTTTAAATTATAAAGAGTATCAAGAAAGTGATAATGATTATCTTCTTGGTAATGATGGTTATAAATTAGAACAAAATGCTAAAAGAACTTTTTTTGAAAATGTAGGTTACTACGGAAAAGATATTGGTATTGGTGCTGTAAGAGGTGGAGCCAAACTTGGTGAAGGTATTATAAGTTTACTTACTGCTGGTGCTGAGAAGTTTGTATTAGGACCAGAGAGTATGAAGATGTTAGATCCAGAGGGTGATGGCATTGTTACAGATATTGGAAAGTATTTTGCAGAAAATGTATATCCTAATATTGGAGAGACTGAAACATTAGCCGGTGGATTTGCAGAAGGTATTACTCAATTCTTAACTCCTGGTGTTGGATATTACAAATTATTTAATGGAATAATAAAAGCAAAAGGTGTTTGGCCTTTTATATCTAAAGCTCTTGCAGCAGAAAGTGCAACTGTAGCTACTGCCCAGGTTCCTGGAGATCCAAACTTTGTAGGATTTATTTCTCAAATGTTAAATGTTGATACAACTAAAGCAGACAGTATTGCAAAAGAAGTATTTAATTATCTTGCTACTCCAGCAAATGTAGAAGGTGGTTATGATGCAGATCAAGTCTTTGAAGAAAAATTTAAAGCTATATTAGCCGATGCTCCTTTAGGCCCAGTTGGTGAAGGATTAGTTCCTTTATTCCAAATGACAATTAAAGGAATGAAAAAATTATTTAAAGGTAATGACAAAGCAATCCAAGAAATAAATAATAAAATGAATTTCTCTGCTGGTTCAGCTATGAACCCAGAAGGTCCTTTAGCAAAACAAATTGATGAAGGTTCATTTAAATACGAACCAGAATTAGAAGGAGTTGATGCTTATAACTCTTTATCAATTATGGATAGTGTTACT